AGCAGCTCCGGACATGCGTGCCGCCCTTTCAACGTTTTGAGGAGGCTCTGGTGGCGATTGCGGCCCCTTCTGGCCTCGGTGATGCGGGTGCCGCGCTGTGGTCGGGTATCTCCGGCAAGTACGGGCTGCGGGCGGATGAGCTGCGCGTGCTCGAGGATGCGGCGCGCGAGGCGGATCTGATCGCCACGTTGAACGACGGCATGGCGGGTCAGTCGCTGCTGGTGCGCGGTTCGCAGGGGCAGGACGTCATCAACCCGTTGATCTCGGAGCTTCGGCAGCATCGGGCGACGCTTGCCGCGTTGCTGCGGCAGTTGAAGCTTCCGGATGAGTCGGCGGATTCGGCTGAGGCGCGGTCGACGGCGGCGCGGGCGGCGGCGAACGCCCGCTGGTCGCGTCGTGGCGCATAGCCTCGCCGCGAAGGTCGCTACCGCGGATTCGGAGTTCCAGGAGATCATTTCCTGGTATCAGGACTTGCTCGACCGGACTACTCCGCCGGTCGATCTGGCCTGGGAGCCTATCCGCATCGGCCCGTCGTGGCAGTGGCGGAATGGCTGGGTGCTGCCGGAGTTCACGTTGGGCTGGCGGGTGTTGGCCTGGTGTGGTGTGTGGCTTCGGGACAAGCACGGACAGCCGTGGCAGTTCACGCCGGAGCAGGCCCGGTTCGTGCTCTGGTATTTCGCCATCGACCCCGAGTCGGGCGATTTCCTGTACCACTCGGCGGTGTTGCAGCGGCTGAAAGGTTGGGGCAAGGATCCGCTGGCGGCGTGCCTGGCGGTCGCGGCGATGTTCGCGGAGGTCACGTTCGATCATTGGGACGGCGATGTTCCGGTCGGGCGGGATGAGCCGAATGCCTGGGTGCAGATCGTCGCGGTCAGCCAGGATCAGACGAAGAACACGATGAAGCTGATGCCGTCGCTGATCTCGGCGGAGGCGCGCCGGCATTACGGAATCCAGGTCGGCAAGGAGAACATCTACGGCCTGGGCGATAGCCGCGCCATTCACGCCGTCACTTCGTCGCCGTTGTCGTTGGAGGGTCCGCGGCCGACGCTGGTGATCCGCAACGAGACGCAGAACTGGTTGTCGTCGAACGGCGGCCACGACATGGCCGGCACGATCGAGGGCAACGCCGCGAAGTCGGAGAACGGCATGGCGCGGATGCTTGATATTTGCAACGCCTACCGGCCGGCGGAGGATTCGGTCGCGGAGCGGGTGCGGGCGGCGTGGGAGGCCACGCAGGGTGAGGCGCCGGAGGCCTACGACTTCGGGCTGATGTATGACTCGCTCGAGGCGCCCCCGGAGGCCCCGTTGACGGCGGAGGCGGCGCCGGGCGTGGTGGAGTCGATCCGCGGGGATGCGTCGTGGCTGTCCACGAAGCGGATTGTGGCGTCGATTCTGAACACGGCGAACGCGGCGAGCGAGTCGCGGCGCAAGTGGTTCAACCAGATCACTGCTGCCGAGGATGCCCGGTTCGATCCGAATCAGGTGAAGGCGTGCGCGGTTGAGGATGCGTTGCAGCCGGGCGACGAGCTGGTGCTGTTCGGTGACGGTTCGAAGTCTGATGACGCGACCGGGATCGTCGCCACTCGCGTGTCGGATGGTCTAACGCAGACGCTGCACGTTCAGCAGCCGAAGAAGGGCCAGATCGTTGACCGGGCCGCGGTCGATCATGCGGTGACGCAGGCGTTCGACACGTACAAGGTTGTGGCGTTCTGGTTCGACCCGTCGCATGCGAAGGACAACGACGCTGAGGGCGACGAGTCGTTCTGGCAGCCGCTGTGTGATGAGTGGATGGCCCGCTACGGGCGCCGGTTGAAGTTTTGGGCCACGAAGTCCGGTGACCGGCTACACGCGGTGGCCTGGGACATGTCCACCCCTTCGCATCAGGCGACGTTCGTGCCTGCGGTGGAGCGCCTGGACGCCGACATTCAGTCCGGTGATTTCCGCTTCTACCAGGTGGGGCCGTCGTCGTGGCTGCAAAGGCATTTGATCAATGCGCGGCGTGCCCCGAACCGCTACGGGGTGTCGCTGCGGAAGGACAACCGGGAGTCGGCGAAGAAGATCGATCTGGCGGTGTGTGCGGCCGGTGCGCGGATGTTGTGGCGGATCGTGCTGCTGAGTCGGGTGCAGAAGTCGGGAATGCCCGGCAAGGGCCGCGTGATCGCCCTGGACTGAACCCGTATCTCGTGCCCCTCGATCACGTCGCCCCAGCCCTGTTGCCGCCCCGCGTGATTTGAGAGGAGCCCGGTGACCACGCCGTCTGTCACGTCGCTCCTGCCGAATCAGATCGGTGCCTCGCTTCCCGCGCCGTCGCTGCTTGACCTGTCCGACGATGAGCAGCGTCTGGTCACGGCCCTGTCGACGAAGCTGGCAATGCAGTCGGTGCTGATGCTGGAGCGGATCGCCTACTACGACGGCACGCAGCGGATGACGAATCTGGGCATCAGCGTCCCGCAGCAGCTCGCCTCGGTGCGGACGGTGGTCGACTGGCCGCGGGTGACGATCGACCCGCTGATCCCGCGGGCGACGGTGGACGGGTTCCGGATGCCGGGGGCGACGGACGTCGACACCGAGTTCCAGGAGTTCTGGCAGGTCAACGACCTGGACGCGGAATCGCCGCTGACGTTCCTCGACTCGCTGATCTGCGGTCGCGGCTACATGATCGTGGGCTCGGCCGACCGTCCCGGGGATCCGCCGATCATCACGGTCGAGTCGCCGCTGAACCTGGCGATGAACTGGGATCCGCGGACGCGTCGCCCGACCGCCGCCTACCAGTCCTATCAGGTGGAGGGCGTGTACCGGGCGGTCCTGTACCTGCCGAACGTCACGATCACCATGTCGCACGACTTGGGCACGGGCTGGGTGCTCGAGGACCGGGATGAGCACAACTTCGGGGACGTCCCGGTGCGCCGGTTCGCTAATCGGGCGCGCACATCCGACCGTGAGGGCCGTTCGGAGATCACCCCAGCGATCATGGCGACGACGGACAGCGCCATGCGGACCTTACTGGGCATGGAGATTGCGCGGGAGTTCTACTCGATCCCGCACCGCTACATCCTGGGCGCCTCTGAGTCCGATTACGTCAACGCCGACGGGAGCCCTAAGACAGCCCTGCAGATGTCGATGAACAAGTTTCTCGCCCTGGAGCGCGACGAAGATGGGCAGGTTCCGCAGGTCGGGCAGTTCACCGCCTACGACCCGAGCGTCTTCACGAAGATCATCGACGAGCACGCGCAGTTGATGGCGTCCTATACCGGTTACCCGCCGTCCTACTTCGGTCAGACATCGACGGCGAACCCGGCGTCGGCGGACGCGATCCGCGTGGCGGAGAACGGTCTGGTGCGTCGCGCTCAGCAGTGCCAGCGGCAGTGGTCGGGGCCGCTGGAGGACATCATGCGGCTGGCGTGGCGGTTCGCCAATGACGGCGTCGAGGTGCCGCCCGAGATGATGCGTATGGAGACCGACTGGGAGCCGGCGGAGACGCCGACCCCTGCCGGAACCGCAGACGCGATGTTCAAGCAGGTGTCGATGGGTTCGATCCCGGCGTCGTCGGATGTGACGCTGAAGCGGCTGGGCTACTCGGCGGTGGAGCGGGCTCGGCTGGCGCAGGATCTGGCTGCCGACCCCGGCGCGTCGCTGCTGGCGGAGCTGTACCACAGCCTGGGGGCGAAGGAGGCGCGGGTCGACAACACGGTGGCCCGCGACATCAACCCGAACGCGGCGAAGGCTGCCCCGGTGGTCTCACCGAGCGGCGCCGTTGTCGCAGCTCCGGTGAAGCCGAATGTCAGCCCCGGTTCAGCAGCCGGCGCCTGACGCCGCCGCGCAGCATCAGGCCGCGCAGGGGGGTCTGGTAGTCGTCCTGGGGGCGTCGCTGGCGGCGTTGTGGGCGTCGATGGACGTGACTCGGCTGGCGACGGCGCTGCCCGCGTTCAAGGCGGGTGTGGCGGCTGTGGTGATCCGCCACGCGCAGGCGTCGGCGACGTTGGCGGCGCAGCAGTACCAGCGGCAGCGCGTAGCGGCGGGTGTGGGCGCTGGGTTCCGGCCGACGGCGGCACCTCCGCCGTCCGTGCAGCAGGTTGCGCAGTCGGTGGATTGGGCTGTGCAGCCGTTGTGGAACTCCAACGTCGTTGCGGCGGCCACGGGCCAGCCCGAGGCGGCGCCGACCGAGGCGCTTCCTTCCGCCGGTTCCGCGATCGCGGACGCGAAGGCGCGGCTCGCGGCCTCGTCGGAACGGCTGGTGCTCGACGCCGGTCGGGACACGGTCATCGGCAACGCGCAGCGGGATCCGAAGGCGAAGGGCTGGGCTCGGATTCCGGAGCCGGGTGCGTGCTCGTTCTGTCTAATGCTGGCCACGCGCGGCGCTGTGTACCGCAGCGAGCAGACGGCCGATTTCAAGACTCACGACCACTGCCGGTGTCATGTGGAGCCGGTGTTTACCGCCTACGAGCCTTCTGCGCGGGTGCGCGAGGCGGAGGCGCTGTGGGCGAGTTCCACCAAGGGTTTGC